GGCTACCATCTTTTGATTCAACCAGTATCAATTAAAAAAGAAACGAAGGGTGGCATTATCTTACCAGATAAAGTTAAGGATGATGTAGCTTATCTTACTACGGTAGGTAAAGTTCTAAAACAAGGTGATCTGGCATACAAAGACAAAGAAAAGTTTCCTTTGGGTCCGTGGTGTAATACTGGGGATTATATCTGTTACGCTAAATATACGGGACAGAAGTTTATGTACAAAGGATTGAAACTTCTTTTGATCTTTGATGATCAGGTAATTATGAAAGTCGAGCAACCTTCGTTGCTTGATCCTACATATCACCTATCAAATTAATATTTGTGTAATAATAAATAATATAGTATTATACTAAATTATTACTTACAGCGGGTTTACAAATAAACCAAGTCGTTAAGTTCGCTATTAACGGGAACAAGAAAGGTAAAAAATGAGTGATGTAACACAAGATGGTGATTGGGCTACAGTTGATTTAGATGCAGCAGGAAACCAAGAACAAGAACAAATTGAAATTGAAATTGAAGAAGATACTGCCACTGAACAAGAAGAAGAACCTGTAAGGCAAGAAATTAAAGCAGATGATATTGAAACGACTTTTGATAATGAAGTTGTTCAAGAAGAAGACCGCCCTAAAGAACTAGAAGGTATTAAGACTAAGGGCGCAGAAAAAAGAATTAAACAGTTAATCAGACAACGTAAAGAAAGAGATGAAGAACTACAAAAGCTAAGAGAAGAATTAGAATCTCTTAAAAGTAGTTCAGTACAAAAAGATTTACAACTTTCTTCAAGTTTAAAAAATAATATTAGTTCTCACGAAAATCAACTTGAAGCTAATATTGAGACAGCCAGACAACTTTACAAACAAGCTGTTGAGGCTGGTGATACAGATGGCATGTTGCTTGCCCAAGAAAATATGAGCAAGACTTATGCTGAAATGTCTCAAGTAGAACAAAGAAAACAAGCGTGGGAAGAATATAACAATGCCGTTAAACAAAGTCAACAACAACAGCAAGAACTAGCTCAATCAGGTGCAGCACCTGAATACGATCCTAAAGCTGTTGAATGGGCAGGTAGGAATGGTTGGTTTGGTCAAGATCAAATTTTGACTGCAGCGGCTTTGACTATTGATCAAGAATTAAAGAATGAAGGGTACGATCCTTCAGACGAAGATTTTTACGAGGAAGTAGATAACAGGTTACGTCAAAAGTATCCTAATCGCTTCCAAGTAGGACAAGAAGAAGATACTCCCCGGTTGCAGGATACGACAGCAAATTCTGCTCAAGTGGTAGCTGGTGCTTCACGCACACCTAAGACTTCATCTAATAGCAAGAATAAGATTAAACTTACTCAAGAAGATGTTAGACTTGCTAATAAATGGGGAATCCCACTTGAAAAATACGCTGCTGAAAAGCTGAAGGTCGAACAGGCTGAAGGCGAATATACCAGTGTTTATACTTAGCGTGGAAGGAGATTTTATACAATGACACGAAATAATAAAACAGTATCACGGGAAGAAGCTACAAGAGAAAAGACTCTTAAAAGAATTTTTGAGGAACCAAATTGGTTGGACATTCCTGACACAGTACGACATCGCTTTAAATCTGAGGGCATGTCGTTGCGTTGGTTGCGTATTACCCTGAAAGGTAATGAAGATATTCAGAACATGGGTAAGCGCATGGCGGAAGGATGGGAATTGGTTGATCAATCAGAAGTTCCAGAGATGATTCAATCCTCTGTCGTGAGAGAGGAAGGACGTTATTCAGGTGCAGTCTGTCGTGGAGACTTAGCGTTGGCAAAGATGCCTACCGATCTAGCTGAATCGCGTCAAGAATTTTACGAAAATAGAAGTAGAGAAGCGGTAGACGCAGTAAATGCTCAGTTAATGAGAACTTCAGATTCTCGTATGCCCATCTCTAATTCTAGCAGAACTAATGTAACAAGAGGAAGGACAGCATCTTTCCAAGATTAGTCTTTCCTATTTGTCAATGTATTTAATTACAGGAAAGGAACAAGTGTTATGACTACTACTAAAGCACTTAACGGACTTTCTCCTTCCCGTATTCGTGGTTCGGGTGCGAACAGCACTGGCTCGAATGAGTACAATATTGCAAGCGGTTATGCCCAGAATATCTTTACTGGGGATATTGTTGTTAATAATGCTGGGAACGTAGAAGTTCTTTTGAGTACGACGCAGAAAGCGGTTGGTGTCTTCACTGGCTGTTATTATGTTGCTAATGGCGAACCGAAATGGTCTGCCTATTGGCCTTCGGGTACGTCGGTTACTGAAGCGAAAGCGATGGTTGTGGATAATCCGCAAGCTACGTTTATTGTTCAGGCTGACGCATCTGTTTCGTCTGGTGATATTAATTCTCAAAACTTTAATGTCACTCTTGGTTCTGGTTCGACGGTTACTGGTAAGTCTGGTTTTGGGCTTGAAGCCGGTACTCGTACAACGGGCAACGCAATGCTTCGTGCAATTGCGGTGGTCGATGAGCCGGGTAACGACATTGACGTAGCGGCAGAACGTGCCTTCCCGAAATTGGAAGTGCGCCTTGTTAAGCATGTAGATGCTTATATCTCTGCTGGTCCGTCGGTTAACTAATTGGGAAAGGAGTAATTAATAATGGCTATTAATCGCGCTAGTATTGCGAAAGAACTTCTTCCCGGTCTGAACGCGGTTTTCGGTATTGAATACAACGAAGTGACGAACGAACATGAAGCACTTTTCGATGTTGAAAATAGCGACCGCGCTTTTGAGGAAGAAGTCCTATTCACTGGATTCGGTACTGCGCCCGTCAAGGGTGAGGGTGCTGCGGTTCAGTATGATGACGCGCAGGAAAGTTATACTGCTCGTTATACGGCTGAAACGATCAGTTTGGCGTTTTCGGTTACCGAAGAGGCTATGGAAGATAACTTGTACGACACGTTTGCCAAGCTTCGGGCGAAGGGTCTTGCCCGTGCGATGGCTAACACCAAGCAGGTGAAAGCTGCCGATGTATTCAACAACGGCTTTAGCTCGTCCTATCTTGGTGGTGATGGTGTTTCGCTTTTCAGTGATTCGCATCCTGTCGTGGATGGTGGTACGCAAGACAATGATCTTGATGCGACCGATCTTTCGGAGGCTTCGCTTGAGTCTGCTTTGATCACTATCGCGAAAGCGAAGGATGATCGTGGCATTCTTATCGGTATTAAGGCTGAGTCGCTTCACGTTCCGCCCGATCTTGCTTTCACGGCAGATCAAATTCTTAACAGCACGATGTCAACGACTATTGGAGTCAATCCGACTACGGCTGCTAATGGTGCAACGAACGTCAATGATATCAACTCGATTCGTAATCAGGGTCTAGTTCCCGGTGGTTTCTTTGTGAACCATCGTTTCACTGATACGAACGCTTGGTTCATTAAGACGGACTGCCCGAACGGTGCGAAGATGTTTGTTCGCGCGCCGCTTCAAACGAAGATGGAACCGGATTTCGATACGGGTAACCTTCGCTTTAAGTCGCGGGAACGCTACAGCTTCGGCTGGTCTGATTGGCGTGGATTCTACGGAGCCAGTGGTTCTTCGTAGGTCTTAACCTGATGTAAAGGGAGTTAGGGTAAGAAGTGTATAATAATATTTCTTACCCTTCTCCTTTTATATTTTGTAGGTATGGGTTATAATGTAAAGACATAATTCACATTACATTCTATATATAGAAAAGAAGGATAACATAAATGGCTACGACTATTCGACAAGGTTTTGTAACTGGTAGCGGTGCTGTTCTTGATGTAGCCTCTAGTGTAACTGTAGCAAATACAAGAATCAGAAGTGTGAATGCTTCTGGTGTAGGTACTTTTCTTATTACAGGAACATCTACAACTGACAGAGGTCAGATTAAAGGCAATAACATCAAGTTTGTGAACACGACTGCTAATGATGTTAACGAATTATATTTTCCTGATTTAGGTGTATACATGGATAGTAAAGTTATGGTATCTGCACCTACGTCTGCAGCTACGGTAGCAGTTTTCTATGGCTAATTATTCTTACCTAGTAGAGGATATTAAACAAGCTTGTGAGAACGAAGGCACAGAGTTTGTAGACTATATACCTAAGATGGTTAACAGGGCTGAAGAACGTCTAACAAAAGATTTAGACGACTACGGTTTAGTATCTTATACTGCTGTTACTGTTGGAACTGGTGATATTAATGGTAGAGTTTTGACTCTTCCTACAGGAACCAGAATAGTAAAGAATATTAATATCACTGCTAATGGAACCAGAATTAATCTTCTACAGAGAACAGATGAATTTATCAATGATTTTTGGCCTGTAGTTGCTTCTACTGGTACTCCTAAATATTATTCCCCTAGAACCAATTATACTGTAGGTATTGCACCTACCCCCTCTTCTGCATTTTCTGGAGAAGTTGTTCATATATCACGACCTGTTACTTTAAATACTTCTACCTCAACAAATTATTTTACTGATTTTTGTTATGATCTTCTGTTCTTTGCCTCTATGGTAGAAGCTATGCTATTTCAAAAAGATTTTCCGGGGGCGCAGCTTTACGAACAGAAGTATGCCCAAGTTCTTGAACTTCAACGAAACCAAGCTAGACGTACAAGAAGAGATGATATGCAAGCTCCAGCTAGTCCTGCAGGTGCCGATGACAATCTTGTACCTAACACTAACTAATAGAAAGGACTAGACTTTATGACTAGAGCAGAAAAAGATAAAGCTATTGGCGAAGCAATGGATAAAGGTGGTTCAGCAGCAGTTATGAAACTAAGAAGGAAGTGGAAAAAGGAAGCTGCTGAAAAAAAGAGAAAAATTGAAGAAGGAAAGACACTTAAATCTAGAGATAGTAGTAGTGATCTAGCTGTTTCTAGAACTAAAAAAAATATTGATAAAGGTCGATCTGCTGCTCTTAATACTCTTCTTACAGTAGTTCCCGGTGGTTTTATTGTAAAGGGAGCGAGATTCGCTGGTAAAGTTTTTAAAACTAGAAAAGCTGCGGAAGAAGCAGCTAAAAAATTAAAACCTCCTAAATCTGCACCTAAATCTGTAGCTGCACCTAAATCTAAACCTAAAGCTGCACCTAAAGCTGTAGTTAAACCTAAACCTAAAGCTGCACCTAAAAAGGTAAAAACTCCTCCTCCTGCAAGAGGAATGAAAGTTAGGCCGCGCAAACCTGAACCTAAACCAGAAGCAGAAGTAGTGAATCCTAATGCTGCTTTAGCTCAAGGGCGAATGGGTACTGGTCCGCGTAAATTAGTAACAAGACCAAGACCAAAACAAAAGCCAAAACCTCCTGCTGTTGCAAGTAAACCTCCTGCTGTTGTAGCTAAACCTCCTGCTGTCAGAAAACCTACAAGTCCAAGACCAAAACAAAAGCCAAAACCTCCTTCTCTTAGAGGTTCTGCATCTAGTCCAAAAACACCACCAAGAAAGAGTAGAAGGCCAAATCCGTTAGCAGCAATACCTCCTGCAATAGCGAACACACCTACACCAAAACCTCCTAAGAAGAGAGCAAAGGATGAGGTATTTGATACTGATCTTGTAGCTACAGCTAGTAAGAAATTAAAAAAACCAAGTTCAAATATAGATAATGATTTTTTTGATACTCCTTCTGGTGTAACCAAAAAGAAATCTACAACTAAATCTAAAAAGAATCCTCATTGGAGAGAAATTAAAAAAGTTTCTGATCTTTTAGGTGTTAAGTATGAAGTTCCTAAACTAGATAATCAAGGACTGCCTACTGATCCAGATATGAGAGAAGCATCACTGGTTAGTGATTCTACAGGAGGATTATTAGGAAGAAAAAGAAAAGCTACTAAAGTTAAAATTAAAAAGAAACCTTCAACAAAGAAAAAATATACCCGTGTAGTAAGAAAAAGCAGAGGCGGATTTATGGGCAAAGGAGCCGGATGCGCTAAGAGAGGATATTAACAAGTAATGTCTGTTGCAAAGAAAAAAGACCCAGCTAAATGGGAGAGAGCTAAAAAAAGAGCTATAGCTAAAATGGGTGGACATTCCGCCAGAGCAATGCAACTTGCAACAAAGTACTACAAAGACTCTGGCGGAACTTACTCAGGTAAAAAGAAACCAAGTAATAAATTATCTAAATGGACAAAGCAAAAGTGGAGAACAAAATCAGGAAAGCCTTCCAAGAAAACTGGAGAAAGATACTTACCTGAAAAAGCAATAAAGAAATTATCCTCTAAAGAATATGCAGCTACTACAAAAGCAAAACGTAAAGGTACTAAACAAGGAAAAAAGTATGTGAAGCAACCTAAACGTATTGCAGCTAAAACAAGAAAGTATAGGACGTAATGGCTACTACTAAAACAAAACGTAAAGGTACTATGAAAGGTCATACCATTAAGGGAGGTCATAAGCGACCAACCAAAAAAGGTGCAGGTATGACAGCTAAAGGAGTACGAAAGTATAGGAAAGATAACCCCGGTAGTAAACTTAAAACTGCTGTAACAGAAAAGAAACCTACAGGTAAAAGAGCATCAAGACGCAAAAGTTATTGTGCTAGATCAGCAGGACAAATGAAGAAGTTTCCTAAAGCTGCCAAGAATCCTAACTCCAGATTACGTCAAGCAAGAAAAAGATGGAGATGTTAAATGGCTATATCTAGATCATCAGTAAAGAAACAAGTTACTAAACCTTCATCTAAGAAAAAGAAAGCTAAGTTAGGTACAGGTAAAAGATTTAAGGATGTTTCTAAAGCTATACAAAAAACAGGTAAATCTAAAGAATCTGCAGATGCTATAGCTGCAAGCATAGGAAGAAAGAAGTACGGTAAAAAGAAGTTTGCTAAGTTAGCTTCTAAAGGTAGAAAAAGGAGAGCATAATAATGCCTACACTCAAAGGAAAAAAATACTCTTATGATAAAAAGGGTATGGATGAATATAAAAAAGATTTAAAAAATATTGTTGCCCGTCCTACAGGTCAAGGCTTTGGTGCTGCACGAAAGGGTCCATCTATTGAAGGACCACCTGAAGATGTCGTATGTGATTACGAACCGGGTAAGATCGTAGAATACTAAACAAGGATAACCGATATGGCAACTAGCGGCACATATGATTTCTCTTTAGATATTGATGAAGTCATAGAAGAAGCTATGGAGATGATAGGTGGTGAGCAGACTCTGGGTAATGAGCCTAAATCTGCTCGACGTTCTATTAATCTTCTTCTACAGGATTGGCAGAATAGAGGCATTCTTCTTTGGACTGCTGATACTACAACTGTATCTGTTTCTACTAGTGTCACTTCCTATGCTCTTCCTGATAGTATTATTGATGTTACTGAAGCTGTTATAGGCAGAGATAATACAGACCTACAAATAGAACGTATTACTATGGAAGAGTATCTAAAGATACCAAGAAAAGGACAAAAGGGTAGACCTTCTCAATATGCTATTAGGAGAGGAAGAGATAATATATCTGTTTTTCTTTGGCCTGTTCCAGAAAACACAACAGATGTGTTAAAACTAGAACACATAAAATATACTGAAGATGTAAATAAATCTGCAATTCAAACAGCAGATATTTCTCGTAGATTCCTTCCTTGTCTTACTGTTGGATTAGCATACTTTATGTCAATGAAAAGACCGGGTATTGATGCTGGACGAGTTCAGTTTCTTAATCAAGAGTACGAAAATAGATTACAAAGAGCTATGCATGAAGACAGAGAAAGAGCTAGTGCCTATTTCAGACCAAGGATAAATAGAGTATAATATAATGGCAAGTAATAAAAAAGCTGTAGCTCTTTGTGATATTTGTGGTTTTAAATATCCTCATAGAGTTTTAAAGCTTAATAGTTATGGTTTGTTAGTGTGTCCTGAAGATTGGGATGGAGCTTATGATCTAAAGAATCATCCTCAAAACAGAACACCAGATGTAAGAGATGATGAGAATATAAAAAATCCTAGACCTCCTTCTAATGAAGACAGGAATGTTTTGTGGCAAAATGCTACTAATAATTGGGAAACTTATAACAACTATTGGAATAACGTATAATGGCTACACTAACAGGTAAAACTATTGCTAATACTTACAAAGACCTTCTTCAGGTCAGTAACAATAATAATGGTTTGACAGGGACAGTTCAAAGTATTTCTGATGGCGGAGGTACAAATTCTGCTCTACAACTTAGCAATGCTGCTGTTAATATCAATGGCACCTTTCAATTAAATGGAGAATCCCTCACTGTTAATGCATCAGCTATTAATAACATGGCTGACATTGGAAGTGCCACAGGAATTATTGCAGTTAATAGCGGTAGTGTATACGGAAGAACTTTAACTGCTGGCGCACCAGTTTCTATTACTAATGCTAATGGTACTGCAGGTAATCCAACAATTACTCTTGCTAGTATTGCTAATGTCTCTGGTTCTTATGGACCTTTTACTAACTTTGGAGTTAATGACTACGGACAGATTGTAAGTGCTACGGCAGTAAGTACAAGTGTATCTGTTCCTACTATTAGAGCTACTGAATTAATTGCACAAACTCTAACTCTAAGTTCTAATGCTAGTATTGTTGGTAATGTTAATGTAGATGGAACTTTTATTGTAGATGGTATTGTAAGTGCAGCAAGCGATGTTGCTGTGAGTGGTTCTCTTTATGTAACAAGTAATATATCAGTAACAGGAAACACAAAAACAAACTTTCTTCAAGCAGTTAGTGCTAGTATAGGAAAGTTAAACGTAGGTACTTTAGCTTATGAGTTAGTATCTGTCTCTGCACTTACAGCAAATAATCTAACTGTTGTTAGTGCTGCTACATTTAATTCTGATGTAACTTTTACAGGTGCTTCTTACAATGCATTTTGGGATAAATCAGACAATGCATTGGAATTTGCTGATAGTGCAAGATTAATCTTTGGTACTGGTTCAGATTTAACAATTTACCATGATGGATCAAACAGTTACATTACTGAATCGGGAGATGAAACAGGTTCGCTTAACATAAAAGGAACAAACCTATTCCTTCTTGATGCTGATAATGAATACAAAGTAGGTGCGGTATCAGGTGGTGCAGTAACATTGTACCACGATAATAGTGCAGCAAAACTTGCAACTACAGCAACTGGCATTAATGTAACAGGTAATGTATCGGCAACAGCTTATTATGGTGATGGTTCAAATTTAACCGGCTTACCCGGCGCTGTTGTTTCAGTACCTACTTATACAATAAATCAACTAACTATTGTTAGTGCTGCTACTCTTGCAGGAACAGATTTAGGTACAAAAATAACAGCATTAGAGACTAGCATAGGAACAACTAATACACTTATAGCTACTACAAGTGCTGCATTAGCTACTAGTATTGGTAATAGTAATACAAATATTACAACCAATATTAATGCTATTACAAGTATTAATTCTATTCTTGGAAATGGGTCAGGCTTTGCAACAGATGCAGAACTACAAGCAGTTAGTGCTGCAATGGCTACAAGTATTGCCAA